CCGTTATAAATAGAATTGCCGAGGTCGTTGAGAGGAACGACATAGACACTGAGGACGTGGGTGCGACTCCCACCGCCTCCACCATAGATACACTCCTTCCTGAGTCGCCAGGTTGATTTATATCCCCTGTAGGAAGTTATCGTGAAGCGAATAATGATATTTGAGTGTATCTTTGATGGGGGCGAACTAGGATCGACTGGTGTAGTAAGGGTTCAAGGAGACCAAAGGCAAATATAGGTGCTAACGACAACGTTTCACCATTTGAGATGGCCCTAGCGGCTTAATCTCATTGGGTTTGGTGGTTTTCCTAGAAACAGAAAAATCACCTTTAACACACAAACACATACAGGAGTAAATCATGGATACATATAACGCACATTCACCCTTTACAATCCGGCTAGAACTGCTAAAATTAGCACAGTCAATTGAGAACGATAGGGTATGGGTACAACGGAATAAACAAGAACAAGAATTTCAAATGGTGCGTGAACAGGCCGATAGAAAAGGTTGGGACACTATACCTGATTTTCCCGACTTTGAGGTCGTCACCTATGAAGATGTTGTCCGAGTGGCAGAGGAACTAAACAAGTTCGTCTCTAACAAAGGTTGATAATGATGACGCCGGATGATATTCAAAAGTTTAGTATGGAGATTGAGGAACTGGTCTATATGAAAGACATTCCATATATCGATGCCGTGATTGAATACTGTGAAGCAACTGGTTTTGAACTAGAAACCGCTGCGAAACTAATCTCCGGCGTTCTCAAATCCAAAATCAAACTCGAAGCCGAAAACCTCCACTACCTCAAAAAGTCAAACACCTCACAACTTCCTCTATAAGAAGGAACTACATCATGGAAAACAAGGAAACTTTCTCCAAGAAGGAGATTGAAAACATCTATCGTATGAAAAACGAGATTGAAGACCTTATCAAGACCAAAGAACTATTCAACTATTATATTATCTCAATGCCATCGGCGACGGAGAAATTAACAAAGCACTCTTACACCAAAAATCATGTGTCATTTGTGATTGCTGGTGGTGTGTTTGCTTCTATCTTTCATAAGGAGAAAATAAACGATATTGATGTATTCATCTTGGGTGAACGACATATCATTAATTCAGAAGATTGGATTACACCCAATTACGATGCTTTTTCAACCTTGATTCGTTATAAAGAGGGACGTTGGAATGTAAAATTTCACCTTGACGAGGGTGATGACTATCATAATCCTCGTGTCTATGGCACCGCTACACACAAGGAATCTAGCATTCAGTATATTATGACCGATCATCTAACACGACAGGATCTACTAAAGGACTTTGACTTCGTTCATTGCACCGTGTCATATCACGAAGGTAAACTAAACATCAATCGTGGTGCCTATGATGCTATTGCTAACAGGCATCTGGTTCCTCAGAATCGTAAGAAGAAGATCAAGCAATGGCGCAGGGATAAGTTTCGTGGTCGTGGTTGGTGGGACGATGACAATCCAGTAAATACAACTAGCAGAACTATAAAAGATATTATGGACGAAATTATTGATAAAAAGGCTGTAGATATTTTTGAAGATGCCTTGAAGCATCCTGCGATCAATCCAACTAATATTGGAGATTATGAATGGAATGATCTACTAAAGCAAGATGGAAAAATGAGTCATAAACAGGTGTGGACGAATACAACAGCAACAGATCCGTATCTACAAACAAAATGAAACACTTTACTGGATATGGTGCATATCAGTTGTTTCTGGCCTTACGAACACACTTCCTAAGTCCAAAGTATGATTTCTTTGAAATGCATGGTAAACTCCGTGCAACAAAGGAGTCATACAACAAAAGAAACGACCGATTGTTTCTTGAGAAGTTGGCGAAGACATATGATCCTGAAACTCTTAGGGATTTCTATATCGCCAACATTCTTGAGGATAAACAATATGTGACAGACTTACTTGATGATAGTGCTGCTGCCAATCTTGTAAAATATCAGGCTCGCCGACAGGCACTATCATACAATGTGTCCAATGATGTTGATCTGGTGCTTCGTAACGGATCTTGCGATGCATTCAAAACACATCCCGACCAATATCCTGGAGTGCTTGTTCTGTATCTACAGCGCCGTATTAGTATTGAATCCATGGTGATTATGAATGACTTTATTCTCTTTAGACAAAAGTTTGATAAATACTATGACGGTGATGTGATATGGCCTAAAGTATCTCTAAAGATGATCAAGTATAGGCCCTTTTTAAAGTATGATATGGAGAGAATGAAACTCATACTCAAGGAGCGTATAGATGAAAACTCTAGAGGGCAATGCGTCTGATATATTAAAGGAATGGGTTGACGGAAGGTATGAGGTTTTTTACAAATACGATGGTGAAAGAGTGTTTCAGATAGAAATCTATGAAAGGGAGACAGACTTAAGTTTTGTACCTAATGAAGAGACGAAACATTTCTTGGAGATAATACTTGGATAAACAGAGAAGACAAAAGAGATTCCAACAGAAGCAACGGCACATTGAGCGCCAGTTTTCTATCCGAAAAATAAATAACTTCACATGGGGTTATAACGACAACGAAGAACAAAAGCACCGCTTTCATAAGATGAAAGGATGGACTTGCCATTCTGGTTGTTCTCTATGTGGCAACCCCAGAACATATTGGGGTGCGAAGACATTACAAGAAGCAAGATTTGAATGTTCCGCAGTTGAACAGATTAAGCGGGACTCTATTGGTAAACACGAATGGGAAGATTTAACTGACCCTAGAATGGAGTGGTAAATGACTAAGACAGTGAATCAGGTAAAGACAGATAATGAATTTTATCGTGAAGGTTATAAGGATGGATATAAAGACGGCCAGGAAGTGGCTCGTGAAGATGCACGAAAGTTTTTTGAAACTATGATGCAGGATTCGCCGCCAGAATGGATGAACCAGGTTCCTGGTGCTCCTCCTACACCTCGCTAAATAATGCTTGACAGAGGGAGATTCCTCTGTTATAATACCTTATATTATGATGATGTGGACAAGAAACTATACAACGAACATACAAGGAAAATACAATGAACTTTTCAAATCTTAAGAAGCAATCCTCAAAGTTTGACAACCTACTCAAGGAAGTCGATAAACTACAGAATCCCACCTACGAGAAGGACGATAGCACAGATAACTATTGGAAGCCAACACCAGATAAGACTGGTAATGCTCTAGCAGTTATTCGCTTTCTTCCTGGTCCAGCAGTCGATGGTGACGATGCTCTGCCATTCGTCCGATACTTCGATCATGGCTTCCAGAACAAGGTGACAGGTAAGTGGTATATCGAAAAGTCTCTAACGACCTTTGATGAAAAGGATCCTGTTTCTGAATACAACTCACAACTCTGGAACTCCACACAGGATGATAACTCTCCAGAGCGTAAGCAGGCCCGTGATCAGAAGCGCCGTCTGCATTATGTTTCTAACATCTATGTGGTGAGTGATCCTAAGAATCCAGAGAACGAGGGCAAGGTCTTCTTGTTCAAGTATGGCAAGAAGATTTTCGACAAGATTACCAAGATGATGAATCCTGACCTTGAGTCAGAGCCACGCATCAATCCTTTTGATTTGTGGAAGGGTGCCAACTTCAAGTTGAAGATGACACGCCAGAACGTCAATATGGGTGGTCGTAGCATTTCATTCCCTAACTATGATGAGTCGGTGTTTCTAACACCAGGACCATTGAGTGAGAATGATGATGAACTAGAGGCACTCTGGAAGAGTGAATATTCATTAAAGGATATTGTTGATCGTAAGAACTTTAAGTCTTATGATGATCTAAAGCGTAAGTTGAATGATGTTATGGGTCTGACAGGATCACCTGTTCGTTCTACTACGGATGAATATCGTGCTGCTGCACCTAAGGCATTCAATGAAACTGACGAAGAAGTTCCTTTTACAGACTCAAAGCCTGCTAAGAAGGCACCAACGCCAGTTGTTGAAGATGAAGAGGATGAAGACCTTGCTATGTTCCGAAAACTAGCAGAAGACTAATAGAATCGGCGGGGATCATTCCCCGCCTTTTTTATGACTTGTTACCGTGACTGAAATGATATCCATTATCAGCACTACCAGTCTCGACACCATTTGCACGACTAGCAACTCTATGTGCTGTAGGATTTCTATATGGTATCTCTGTCACATGACCTAATGCTGCCAACCAACTCTGATTAAACTGTTCTGGTTGTGTAGTCGTCATATCCGGTTGCTTCATATCTTTCTTAGATAGATTATCAAAGTCTTTCTGTAAATCTTGAATTGCAGAATTAAACTCATTCATTACAGGAGTGCTGTCTGGCTGTTGTTGTGGTCCAACTTGTTTAT